GCTTGGCCGCCCCCAGCCTGATGGTACGGAGCCGGGCGGCCCGGCAGCGGAAGAGCAAAGCGCTGAGGCAGACCCGGCCGACCTTTTGGATGCCGAGCAGCAGCGCATGCTGGGGCACGCCATGGCGGACAAGGCCATTTCGGAGGGCGATGAGGCGGTGCAAAGGGGCATAGAACAGCTTTTGCTCAAAGAAGAACCGCTGACGGCCCGCGAGGACGAGACGCTGTTTTGGCTATTCAACCATGCTTCGCTGAAGGCCTGCGCCGAGGAGCTGACCAAGCGCGGCGTGGACGGGGAAGGCATTGTCAAAGACAAGGACTTTATCGCCTTTGCGGAGATGATGCGCAGCGACGTGCCGCTGCTAAAGGTTTACGAGCAATACGCCCGCACCCGGGGGCACAAGGCAAAGCCGGCCTCCACAGGCTCGGTACAGGGGCAGGGGCCTGCGGGCGCGCCGTACTTTAGCCAGGAACAGGTACGGCACATGACAAGAAAGCAAGTAAGAGCACACTACGACGAAATCGAAAAGAGCCGCCGCTTTTGGAGATAGCGGACGGCCCAGAACAAAAGGAGAGAAAGCATTATGGCATATACCAACTTTATTCCGGAGCTATGGGCGGAGAAGATCCAGCGCGAAAACGAAAAGATGCTGGTGCTGGCAAAGCTTTGCAACCGCCAGTGGGAAGGCGAGCTGAAGAAAAAGGGCGATACGGTGCATATCTTGGGCATCGGCGCCCCCACCATCGGGGATTATGACGGCACAGCCATCGAGGCGCCGGAAACGCTGAAAGATACTTCCATTCCGCTGGTGATCGACAAGGCGAAATACTTCAACGTGCTGGTGGACGATGTGGACCGCCGCCAGGCCGCGGGCGATATTATGGAATACATTTTGCAGGAGGCCAGCGAGGCCTTGGCTGTGCAGGAGGACAGCGACATAGCCGCCTGCATTTCCGCCGGCGTGAAGAGCGAGAACAAGATCG